TTACGCCATTTTCGCATTGAGTTTTATGTCAGAAAACCCTTTTGACTCAAACTGCCGTACAGCTTGGTCGAGCGAATCGGTAGTTACATGAACATACCTATCCATCGTTGTCTTGATACTGGCATGACCCAATAGCTTTTGCAGCACTTTCGGCTGCATACCACTTTCGATGGCTCTTGTGGCGTAAGTATGGCGTAGAGCGTGCATACAAAAGCGATTTATCCCTGCTTCGTCGCAGAGCTTGTAAAGGTGGGTATCATAGGAGCTGTTCTTCGCTGGCTCTCCTGTACGCCAGTTGATAAAAACAAGGTCACGCATAACAAGCTGTGAGGTTGTGCCTGTGCGCCTGTCTATGTATTCAAGCGTCTGTGAAAGCAAGGGAGACTCTTTCCTGTTATCCCGGCTATCCCAAATGCTTTTCAGAATATCGTAGGCTCTGTTCGTCAAGGGAATTGTGCGATAACTCTGTTGAGTCTTTGGAGGACCTGCACGCCAGTATTTTTGAGCGTGCCTAAACTCCAAAGTCTTGTTGACCGTAAGTGTTCGTTTTTCAAAGTCAATCGCATCCCAAGTTAATCCAATCATTTCGCCAGTACGCAAGCCTGTTTCGAGGATAAGGGCGTATTGGTTATAGTTGTGGGAACGCTGGGCAACTTCAAGAAAACGTTGTTGGTCATCGCAAGTAAGAAACTTTATATCATCCACAGCACGAACTGGCTTTGTAAACCGCACACCATCCATTGGGTGTCTGGCAATCAAGTCATTCATTTTCGCCGCCTTGAACAATGTGCCCATAGCAATATAGGCTTGTCGGATAGTAGAACCAGCATAATCAGCGTCCATCCGAATCAAGACTTGCTTACAGTGCATGGGCTTGACATTGGCAATCGCCATTCTACCGATAACGGGCTGAATGTTTTTGGAATATCGCTCCCGATAATTGCGGAGCGTATTAGGGGCTAAGTCACCTACTATATTTTCAATCCAGAAACTAAACCATTGGTCAACCGTTGTTTCGGTGGCAACAAAAACTTCTTCGTGCTTGTCGGCATATTTCGCTTCTTCCATCCAATTCCTTGCTTCGGGAATAGTCTGAAAATATTTCTCATGCCTTTTTCCTGTTTTATCAACAAATCGTGCGCTGTATAAACCGTCCTTTCTTTGGTAGATACCCTTACCGCAGTCTTTTCCTTTGAGATTTTTTCCCATGAAATGCTCCTTTCCCTTGAAGGGAAATGGACGCACTGCTACACGATAAGTATAGCAGATTTTGTCCATTCCCTCAAGTAGTTATTGTGAAAAACTCTCCGGCAATTTGTAAATTTTTCGGAACTTCTTATATCACCAGTTTCTCACTGATGAATTGCTCAAATTCCTTTCGTTTGACCAGCTTCTTTGTGCCGACAAACAAAACGAAGGGGCAGTTGGGCGAGCGGAGCATACTGTCGATCTTGTTGATGCCGATGTTGCTGTATTCTGCCGCCTCCTTGGTGGTCAGTGTCATTTTCAGATGGATCGGAACGGTGCCGATGCAATTCTCCATGTAAAAGCTCCTTTCTTGGGTTTATCAGCCGAGCAGACGAGCCGCCGTTTTCAGATTGTCGGCAGCGGTGCTTTTGCGGAAGCTGTCTCCATCGAACATGATCGGGACGCAGACCTCCAAGATGCGGTCATAAATTCGGCGGTCATCCAGATCGACAGCTTGCTTCATAACGGAAAGCGGGATATTCGTGGTGACGATCATGGGCTTGCCGGTCAGCAGCCGTTTGTCAACCACATCGAACACTCGCTCCTTACCGAAGCTGGTGTTACGTTCTGCCCCCAAATCATCCAGAATGAGGAGGTCGGGGCGCATAAGCGATTTCATGTAATTGTCGCGGTCCGAACCGAAGTTACCCTGCATACGGTTGACTACATCAGACATTCCCACAAAGAGGACGGACTCCAGACGGTCAATCAGAGCGTTGGCAATGCATCCAGCGGCATAGGATTTTCCCGTGCCGACATTCCCGAACAGGAGCAGCCCGATTCCTGCTTTTTTGAACTCGTCCCAGTTCTGCGCGTAACCCCTCGCCTTTGCAAGCTGGGGCGTTGTAACTGCGGCTGACTCAAACCGCCAGCCAGCGGCGGGCATATCGCGGAACGCCTCGCTGCGGAGCATCGTCATGTAAGACATTCTCTCATATTCCCGACGCTCCGCTTCTTCCCGTTCTCGGCGTTCGGCGACGCACTTGCACATAACCGGGTGCTTGGTAAAGCCCTGTGCCTGAAGGTCTGCGGGGTAAAAGGCTTCTTTCGGCGTATGGCACTTGCCGCAGTATTTCAGCCCATCAGCGGAATTGATGTAATCGTCAGGTGCGGCATTAGCCGCTTCAACGGCATCAACCATTTTTGTAAAAATCGGATTCATAGACACTCTCCCTCGTTATCGTCGTAAGTGTAGTTTTTCGCTCTCCTGCCCTTGCTGTCCTCGTCCAACCACTTCTTGATGGTGGCGTAATGATTGGCATAGTGCCTGTCATTGGAAGCCATGTACCGGGACAGCCGCTCAATGTATTCGGCAGCTTTGCCGGGATAAGCCGTCTCCAGCCGGGAATATTCCTCTCCTGACAGAAAAACATTTTGATACTCTCCATATCGGCGGCGCGTACTCTCTACTCTTTCGGTCTTACTCTGTTCTTTATATTCTGTATTAGTATTACTTGTGGGCAATTTCTGCCCATCAAGAGGGGCGGTTTTCTGCACTTCTGAAAGGCAGCCTTTGCCCATCAGAGGGGAAGAAAGCTGCACCCCATCGGGTATTTGCAGAAACAGCCTGTTAGCCTTGGTCAAGCCCTGTCGGACGCGAGTCAGCAGCCCGGCATTTTCCAGTTCGCACAAGGCGGTTTTTACCGTTCTTTCGCTCCGATTCAGGTCATTCGCCATCTGCTTGATTGTGTAGATGACATACACATTTCCGTCCTCTGATACCCACCCCGATTTTTGCGAAAGCATCGTGCGATTCAGCAGGAGGGCATACAGCAGTTTAGCGTTGATGGAATGTTCGCTGACTACCATAAATTGTGGCAAAGGAATGAACGGTGGGAGCGAGGTATCAATCTTGATATAGATGGCGTATCACTTCCTTTCGGTGTCTGCGGTATTCATGGTGGCGTTCCATCGGGTCCGCGAGGGGAGTACGCAGATGTACCACCCTTTTTTGCCCTCTTGGATTGATAATGCGGGCAAATAACGACAACCGCCCGGAAACTCTGCTTGCAATCGTGGACGCAGCGGCGGCAGAGCGTGTTGTACGCCTTGCGTCCCCGGTCATTCAGGAAGAACGACCATTCCAGCTTTTTTGATTTGCTCATGCGCGGCATATCTGTACTCCTTTCCCGAATTACAATTCGTTTCTCTGCTGTACTTTCAGCAGCTCCCATACGTCAGCCATCCGTTCTTTCAGCTCGGCAACGTCGGCATCGTAGAAATGCCCGGTGCTGTTGATGCGGCGGCAGACGTGGTTGATGTTTGTGGCAATCCTGCTGACAGCGGCAGCTAACTTTTTCTGCTCGGTGTAATCGACCTTGATGATGTACCCGTCAATCAGCATTTTCCGGGCATACGCGCCGAAGTTGCGGGTGCCGAGTTGATTCATCTTGTGGCGAACTACGCTCAATTCCTGCTCATTTAGGCAGATTTCCTTGCGGATGGGTCGTGTGCGGTCTGGCATATCAAAGAACTCCTTTCACTTTACAACGGACACCTTTTTGCCGTTTGTTGAGTATGGCGGCAAAAATTTTTTCCTTTCACTTTACAACGGACATTTTTAAGTCAAAACGCAGGTATCGAAACGGAAGATTTTCAAAAAATATGCGCCCCTGCTTTTGCGAAAGCGGGAGCGCGTTGTATCTGCGGATATGAGATTTGAGAGAGTAGCAAGCACATCCGGTGTCCGTACACACCGGAAAAATGAGCGGTTCAGCCTTGCGCCCGAACTGCTCATTTTGTTGTTGGGGAATCCCCACACCCCTTTCATGTCTGAATTGAAAATACTTCCTGAACTTTTCAGAAAGCCCTTGCTTTTATTCGCTTTGACGATTATAATTATACTGTGATTTTATAAGCAGACGCGGAACTTAACTGCAACAGGAGTGCTACCCATGAAGTATTTATCTATCGCGCAAACCGCCGAACGCTGGGGCATCTCCACCCGCCGTATTCAGATTTTGTGCGGCGAGGGGCGCGTCCCCGGTGCTATCCGCATTGGCTCGGTCTGGGGGATTCCAGAGGACGCAGAGAAGCCAGCGGACGCGAGAATCAAGAACGGCAAGTATATCAAAAAAACTGCCGAAAATGAAAAATAAGCCGCAGATTATATCAGCGACTCTAACTCGAAATAATGGGGTCTATTCCACCTCGCGGGTGCGAATGGGCGCACTGATCCCTTGTCACGAATCTACCTAAATCGTCGATTCGACAAACGATGACAGTGTTTGACAAAGATTTAGTCCTTCCGAGACAGGATAGGTCTTCTTGTGTCAAGTAGGGACTAAAAAAATTTTGAGAATTTACAAGCCGTTCATAGGTGGACAACCACCCGTGAACGGCTTGCGTTTTCTCTATGCTCTTTTGCCGTTCTTTGCGCGGCGATTCTTGTATGCCGCTTCAAATGCCTCCATCATCGGAGTGACCGGAAGCTCGTTGTCAGGCTTGGACAGATACTCAAACCGGATGCCATTCTCCTTGAACTTTCGCTCAAACCTCATGAAAGAGGAAGCGTCCCGGCTGATCCGCGAGGTGTCGCGGGCGAGGATCGTGCCGATGCCTTGACATTTGGCTTCGTTCAGCAGGAAGTTCATGATACCTTCCGTATGGACGCCGGAGATGCCGTCTGCCGCCACAGCAGCAGCCACCTCATAGCCTTTGTCCTTCGCATAGCGTTCCAGCTCTTCCCGCTGGTTTGCTGCCGCAAGCTGATCCGCACAGGCAACGCGGATATAAAGAAATACTTTCATTTGGCTTCTCCTTCTAATGTAGTGAGGAAGTCCTTGAACTTCCAGACGATTTCTATGTTGTCGAGATCGTAAATGTAGACCGCAGAAATGAATGCGTGGGTCAGCTCATAGGTCAGAGCTTTGCAGTCGGCGTACTGATCGCAGACAGCATCCAGCTTTTCATCCGAACAGGAGGTCTCGGAGTCAAGCTCCTTCATCCGTTCGTGACTGCGCTGGATTGCTTCATCGTTTTCAGCAATTTTCGTGTCCGTTGCCGCCTTTTGCTGAATGTACGCTTCCTTCGTGATACTTCCGGCTGCGTACTTTTCGTAGAGCCTCAGCTTGGACGCCTTGTGCTGCTCGTTCTGCTTTTGAAGAATCCGGATTTTATCAGCGCATTCCTTGATGGCAGATTTCCGTAGATCACCGACCTCTCGATTTTGGACTGATTCCTTCTGTGCCAAAGCAAGAAACTGAGTAAGAGCATGGAAGACAACCTTCTCAATATCCATTTCCGGAAAGCTCCTGCCAACCGGACAATCTGTGTTTCCGTTGTTGACCGAGTGAATGCACTGGAAGTATCGAATGCCAGTCTTGTTCTTTCGGCGTGTCATAGCACGTTTACAGTTACCGCAGCGGACGAGTCCCTTGAGCGGATAGTCATGCTGCTTGCGCGTGGGATTCCGTCCTCCGCCTCGAATGACCTTCTGAGCAAGCTCAAAGTCTTCCTTGCTGATAATCGCTTCATGCGTTCCTTCTACGATAATCGGCTCATTGACAACACGCTTTTTTGAGCCGACACCGCAGGACTTCATTTTGCGGCTGACCAGTGTTCCGGTGTAAACAAGGTTCTTGAGAATGTTATAGACCATCACGGTTTCCCAACTGATTTTCTCGCTCATGTTACTGAACTTCTTCTTGTCGGGATGCTTGTTCTTGAAGTATTGCCCCGGCGTCGGGATGCCGTCATCATTCAGGCTGCGGGCAATCTGAGAGGTGTTGCTGCCTTCCAGAGCCTCGCGGAAGATACGACGGATCACATCAGCCGCCTCCGGGTCTACGGCAAGTTTGTTCCGAATGGTGGGATGCAGGACGTAGCCGTATGGAGCGTAGCCACCGACATACTTGCCTTGCTTCATCATCTGGATTTTTGCCGATGTGGTCTTTACGGAAAGGTCTTTGCTGTATGCGGCGTAGATGATGCTGCGCATAACCACTTCCAGACCGCCCGTTGTGCCTTTGTAATCGTCACTGTCATAGCCGTCGTTGATGGAAATAAAGCGGACGCCCATGAATGGAAAAGTGCATTCCAGATAGTTTCCCGTTTCAATGTAGTCACGAGAAAAGCGGGAAAAGTCTTTGACGCAGATCAGATCGATTTCGCCGCGCTTGACCTTCTCCATCATCTGCGTGAACTGAGGACGGTGAAAGTTCGTGCCGGTATAACCGTCATCCGCAAACTCAGACCGCTGACAGTGAGACAACTCCGGATGATTGTCGAGAAAGCGATTGATGAGCATACGCTGGTTGCCGATGCTGTCACTTTCCGCCTTGCTGCCATAGCCGGTATCTTCATCAGCCATTGAGAGGCGGATGTAGATGCCGATGTTGTATTCCTTGCTCATTTACATCGCCTCCTGTACTTCCTTGATACTCTGAACGGTCAGAGCGTAAATATCGCCGTATTTCATGACCAGCTCGATTGAGCCGTCCTCATGGACTTTCACAAGCTCTACGGACTCGTCAACTAACTCCTGAGAGAGCATCGTTGCACCGCTGACGGATTTCATCAGCGTGAGCCACTTGTTGTCCTCGGACATTGCCTCGGCAAACTTTACCTTCCGCTGAACCGCTTCATCCAACCGCCGGGAAAGGTTAGCATACTGCTCATCGTAGGCTTTCTTGGCAAAGACGTATTCCTCTTCATCGAGAATGCCTTCTGTGAAGTCCTCATAGAGCCGAGTACGCTTCTTGGAGATGCCGCTGAGTTTCAGATTCAGGCTTGTGATGAGCGCATTCTGCTGATCGCGGATGCTGCGTTCGCCTTCACTGTTTCTCAGTTTGGCAAGCAGCTTGTCGTAATTGAGAGCCGCCTTGACTTGAAGCTGGATCGCCGCAAGCACATCGGCTTCGAGCTTATCCTGCCGCGTATAGTGCGGCGTACAGAGGTTGCCGCGCTTGACGGATGAACTGCACTCATAGAAGGCGTACCATGCGCCGTCCTTGCGCTTGTCAACGCGCTTGCGATGGAAATAGAGCTTCCTGCCGCAGTCTGCGCAGACGATTTTGTCTTCAAAGAGATTGATCAGTGTAGCGCGGATTTCCTCCGTGCGCTCCATCTTCTCAACCCTTGTCCTTGCAGCAGCGTCGCGCAGCTCTCGTACCTTCTGGAAGTCCTCACGGGAGATAATCGCCTCGTGAGTATTAGGAAAAACAATCCATTCCTCGCGGTCGATATGCTGATTCTTGACGCCCTTGTAGATGGCGTTCAGCGTCCGTCCGAGAACGGTATCTCCGACGTAATGGGGATTATCCAGAATGGTAGTCAGTGAAGATTTGTTCCAAATCTTCTTTGCCGTAGCATTGCCTGTGCGGACGCCGACCTGATACTTCTGAAACTCCGGATTGGGCGCGTTCATTGCATCAAGCCGGTCTGCAATCGCAGGAAGGGACAGCCCTTCAATCTTCCATTGGAAAATCTTCCGGACAATCGGCGCGGTTTTCTCATCGAAGACCATATTGCTATGTTCCTCATCCCAGCGATAACCATACGGGAGATTGCGTTTCTTGAACTCGCCACTTTCCATCTGTGCCTTGAGCGCAGTGGAAACCTTGCGGGAGATGTCTTTCGAGTAGAGCGTGTTGATCATGTTTTGCAGAGGGATAATGAGGCTTTCGCCGGAGCCGTCCGTATCAAAGTTGTCGTAGTTCTCTTTGATAGCGATAAACCGAAGCCCGATCTGCGGAAAGACCCGTTCCAGATAGGTTCCTGCCTCGATGTAGTCACGCCCGAACCGGCTGAGATCACGAACCACAAGGCACTTGATCCTGCCGGTGCGGATGTCGTTCATCAGACGGTTGAACTCCGGTCTATCAAAAACCGTACCCGTTCGCCCGTTGTCAACATAGGTATCTATCAGATTCAGGTAGGGACGCTCTGCAATGTAGGACTTGCAAATCTCAATCTGATTTGCGATGACATCCACCTTTTTAGACTTGCCGCTGTTTTCAACGGAAAGACGGGCATAGATGGCTGTTGAGAAGACCTCGGAAGAGACAGATTCAACAACCGGCTCTTCGACTGCAATTTGCTTTCTGCTTTTTCTTGCCATTTGCTCATCCCTCCTTTATACGGCAATATCCAGTTCGTCGGCATAGCCGAGAACGTATTCAAGCGTCTGCTGGTATTCGTCCTTGTATTTGAAGACGATTTCGATTGCATGGTTTTCGTGAATCAGAATGCGGTCAACAAGGGACATCAGCACACGGCGGTTCAGCTCTTCGACGTTTTCATACTGCTTAAAAAGCGTTACCCAGTTCCGTTCAGTCGTGCCGGTTGTCACCGTCTGCTTCATTTCTTTTTTGACCCGCAGAAGCGCGTCCTGCTTGTTCTCAATGGTTTTGGTGTAGCTGTTGCGGAACTCGAAGTATTCCGATTTATCAATGACGCCGCCGATGAAGTTCTCGTAAAGCCCCAGCTTGAGCTTTTGGTACCGTTCAATCTCTTCCTCGATTTTGGCGATCTGAGCTTCGTAATTGAAAGCCTTACGGCTCTGAGACGGAAGCCGTTCTATCATCGCAAGCGCGTGTTCCAGATTGATGACAAGCTCAATCTGGTCATGAATGGCACGGAAGACCTTCTCTTCAACCTCTTTTGCGGCGATGCTATGCGGGCTGCACGTCCGGCTGTGCTTATTGGTGGAGCAGACGTAGTAGATATACTTTTTCGTCTTCGACGGGACGGTCTTGCGGATCATTGGCTGCTGACAGTCTCCGCAGAACAAGAAGCCGGAAAACAGGTGTGCTTCGTTTTGATCGGGTGAGCAGCGCATATCCCGCTGCATCATGACCTTGACTGCCATGAAGTCCTCGTAGGACACAAGAGCTTCATGCGCGTTCTCAACCTTGACCCACTCGGATTCATCCTTGCTCTTCACGACGCGGACTTTGTAGTTGGGAGTGCCGCGCTTGCCTTGAGCCAGAACGCCGATATAAACCTCGTTGGTGAGAATACGCTGGACGGCTTTGTACGTCCATTTTGCGGTATCGCCGGTTTTGAAGACGGTATCGAACTTCACCCCGGCGGAATGCTTGTATTCCATTGGGGACAGAACGCCCATCTGGTTCAGACGCTTTGCAATGCGCCCAATGGAGAAGCCGTCCTTGTACATGGAAAAGATCATCTGCACATATTCGCTGACCGCTTCATCCACGATGAGCTGGTTTTTGTTCTCCGGCGATTTCATGTAGCCGTAAGGGGCGAACGAACCGACGAACTCACCGCTCTTCTGCTTGACTTCCAGACTGCTTCGGATTTTCATGGAGATGTCCTTGCAGTAAGAATCGTTAATCAAGTTTTTGAACGGGATAACAAAGGAGTCGGACTGCGGATCGCCGGTCAGACTGTCATACGCATCATTGATTGCGATGAAGCGTATGCCGAGCTGCGGGAATATCTTCTCAATGTAACGTCCGCCGTCGATATAGTTTCTTGAGAAGCGGCTGAGATCCTTAACCACAATGCAGTCAAGCGCACCCTTGCGGATTGCCTCTTCCAGCTTTTTGAACTGAGGACGATTGAAGGAAACGCCGCTGTAACCGTCATCAACAAACGGCTCACAGACAAGCTCCAAATCCTCATGTCTTGCGATATAGTCCTCGCAGATGGCTCTCTGGCTGGCGATGGAGTTGCTTTCTACTTTGTCTCCATCCTCACGGGACAGACGGCAGTAGATCGCCGTGCGGTAAACCTTGTCTGGCATAAAAATAACCTCCGTTTTTCTGTTTGGTGTGGTACATCAAATCAGAAAGACGAAGGCTTGCTTCAACTCTTATGAAGAGGAACACGAAAACGCCACATGACCATCAAGGCAAGCGGCTTAATCCGTATTCTTCTTTTTTTGACCGATTAAATTATACCACAGGCTCAATCGCTTGTCCATAGAACCGGGCGAAAAGATTCAGACTGTTCATAAATCAAAGACCTCTCAGATAGTGTTCCAGACAATCTTCCATTGTCGTGTCCGTCTCGGCGAAGCTGATCTTCACCACAGTTTTCCCGTCCAGATAACAATAGGGATTTCTGATCTGCTTGATGAACTCCCTCAGTCTGACTTCTTGCGGTGCCGCAGGATCAAGCCGGATGCTGCTTCTCTGAACGAGTGTGCTTCGGTCAACCGTTTTCGGGCTGACGTTTTTCATTGTTTCAATGCCCATCATATTCTAAGCACCTCCTGTTTCGTAGAACTATTCAGGACAAAAGGATATGGCAGAGCATCTTGTGAAGATACCCTGCCACATAGTTTTCATCCTGAAACTATATAGTAAGTTTCTTTTGGGTTTGTTTCGTTGTCCGGCATATTTGCAGCTCGCGCCCCTGCCAGAAGAACTTTGCAGTTCCGGGAATGCTGCGGACTACCAATGGTCAATCGGTATCATGGGACTCTCACCCCTCCGAGGATCGCTCCGAGCCGCCCATTCAAAGAAAAGACGGAAGTATCATTATACCCGGCATCTGCATCGTCGCAAGCAGCCGCACCACACGACTGTTATAGCTCTCCGGAGGTCGCTCACTCCCTTTCGGGAGGTCTTGGCGTCGGAAGCTGTGTTGCTTCGCAGAAGCGGAAAGATCCGCAGCACTGAACTATTCAGTTTTCAAGGAGCAGTGAAGTGGTCTGATTGACCCTTTCACTTTACAACGGACATCTTTTTGCCGTTTGTTGAGTACCGCTCAAAAAATTCTTTGAAATTTTTTCTGCACCGCTGCTTTGAGGTCAAATGCAGCTCTGATGCCGATGCCTTTCCTTCGGGCAAACTCTCGAAGAGTCAGTCCTTCACGAGTCATCGCAAGATACAATTCGCGCTGCTTCTCGGTCAGAATGGAAAGAAGCTCCTTCTCTTTGAGGGCGGTGATCAGTTCCTCCATGCAGTCGCGGGAGTCTGCCAGCCATGCAGCGGACTTCACATCGTCCTCCGGCATAGCGTCAAGGGACAGCACGGTATCAGAAATTATCTCTGCGCCGTCCTCATCCTCAGAGGTGTTGTCAGAGCCATACGAGCGTCTGATCCGCTTTTCCTCTGCGCGAAGGATTCTCATAACCTTGCGGTCAACCTCGGAAACTTCGCCGGTTCGTTTCACGCGCACCATGCACTTGCCGTCCTCCGTAGTCCAGAGATCGTAATCGAACGCGATAGGGGACTTAGGGATTTTCATTGTTCATCCTTTCCGCTGCGCGGGAGCAGCGGGAAGGGTGAAGACAGAAAAAGAGCCGCATGACGGTGAGGTTTGAATCCCATGCCGATAAAACAGAGCAATTAAACTCTGTCTCATGCGGCATTAGGATGACTTCACCTATCAGGCGGCTCCACAGCTCAGCTATGACATATATTTTATTTTAGAACAGAGGCTTGTCCTCCGGTTCTTACTTGGTACGCGGTCGCAGTCTTCTCATATTCAGCACATCAAAGACTGTGATCCGCCCGCATTTCTTGCACTTGGATTCTACATGACCTCTCGTGTCTTCGTAGACAGCAATGGCATTATGCTGACAATAGGGACATTTCAGGTATCGGGGCTTCTGCTGGGAAATGGCAACTCTTGCCCTGCGGATTTTTTCGATCAGCTCCGGCGTCGGTTCCTGAACCCGAATGGATGCTCTCTTCATTACCACACCTCCAATGGGTCAACATACTCACTGAATGGACGATCTACCATGTAGCCGAGCTGACGAAGGCGGATAGACGCCGTTGTCTTGGAGACACCGAACAACCGGCAGAAAAGGCGCAGCGTTAAGTGATCACCATACGAATACCTCCCCTCGTAATTGATCAGCGGCGTTTCTGCAAACCGACGCATTGCCAGGTCAACCTCTTTTTGAGGAAGCAGGATCGCCGCGCCCAAGACATTTGCTTGCCACTCGTTCCAGTCCTCGCGGGTTTTCAGCTCTCGCGGTGTATAAACAGTCCGTGCGGAATATCTCATTTCGCAGGATGCCTTTACCTCTTCCGATTCCAGTTGGAAGAGAATCTGATGGGCGCACTCGTGGGCAAGGGTAAATCTGCGCTTGGCGCAGAGCCGCTGCACGTTGCCGGATAGAATGAAGCTCTCGTCCAAGATGACCTGATTACGCTTCAAAGCCAGTGTGCGCGTAATACCAAGTTCCGTGATCTTGTACTCAGTGTCGGCATAGGCAGTGACACCGCAGATGCTTCCATCCGGCGAGAGACGGGCGAATGATACGCGAAGACCGAGATAATTCTTTGCAAACTGATCAATGGGTGTTGGCAAAGCTGATCGGTCGGGCTTGTCCGCCTCATCCCCGAAAAAGAACCGATTGAAGTCCTTTGTTGTTGAGGCTGCAATTTCTTCAAGTTGGCGCTGGGATAAAATCATGAGCAGTTGTCCTCCTTTGCTTCGACGAACCACTTGTCTCCTTCGTGGAAAAGAAATGACTCCTTTCCGCGAATCTGAACTGTGTAACGGATGCCTCCGCCCCCAACCTTTTTGGATGTGGCGCGGCATTTGTATAGAATCTGGTCGATTTGAAAGATTACACCGTTGTCCCACCAGATAAGGCGAGGGAGGATTGCCCCCTCCTTGTCCACATCCAGCGTAACCGGGACGTATGCTTTTCTGTACTGTGTAGCCATTTCTGTTTTTCTCACTCCTGTTCCCTCATACCGGTGTATGCCGGTACGGATGATCTTCGGCAGCATAAATGCCTGTCCATTTGAACTGCTCAAAAGATGTAACTTTTTCGTGTACAACTACTCATGCCCCTTGACAGGATGAGCAATTCAGGATATACTATGAGTAGTTGGATTGCTCAGTCATTATTATACGCACTTCAAGTGCCTTTGTCAATAGACTTGCGCAATTTGATGTCGCAAACTTTTTGTGAACAGGAGTGATTACCAAAATGACGTTTGGAGAGAAATTCAAGGCTGAACGGGAGAAGCGGAAGCTGACCCAGCAGGAAGTAGCCGATGCACTGGGGATCAACAGGCGTATGATTACCCGGTACGAGAACGGCATTTCCTTTCCCCGTACCAAGGACGCTTACAGAAAAATCGCGGAATACTTCAAGGTGGATGTGAACTATCTGCTGACCGAGGACGAAGAGTTTGTGGTTCAGGCATCCGAGCAGTACGGCTCCCGTGGCATGAAACAGGCAAAGGACCTGATTGAAGGGATGTCCGGCTTGTTTGCGGGCGGTACGCTGTCTGAGCAGGACAAGGATGCGGTGATGAAGGCGTTGCAGGATATATATTGGGAATCCAAAGCCCGGAATGTTGAGAAATACACGCCGAAGAAATACAAGAAGACCGGTACGGACGCAGAGGAATAACTGTCTGCGTCTCGGTTTCTTGACGGATTTACTTTGACTGTTTTCAACATGAAAGGGGTGAAGGTCCCGTGATAATTCGCTCCGAGGAAATATACAAAAAGGCGAACAGCATTGTCAAAAGCTGTGGAACAAGAGATACCTTGAAGATTGCCCGTGAGCTGGGCATTCATCTCCATTTTCTTGACAATCTGAACGATCTGCTCGGAATGTACACCTACCGCCATAAAGAGCGGCATATTCTTCTGAACTCCAACATGGAGTATCTGATCATGCAAATGGTTTGCGGTCACGAGATCGGGCATGATACCTTTCACCGTGATCTTGCCAAAGGAAACGAACCGCTCCCGGAGTTCGTGCTGTTCGATATGCGCACAAAACACGAATATGAGGCGAATGCGTTTGCCTCACACCTGATCATTGACGATGATGAGCTGATTGACCTGATGAAGCAGGACTACGATGTGGTGCAGCTCTCGGCTGCAATGGGAACAAACATCAACCTGATGCTGATCAAGCTCAACGAGCTGAACCGCATGGGCTGGCAGCTCAACTTGCCTTATGTACCGCACTCTGACTTCCTGAAAAATGTCAGACCGGAGGGTTGAATGAGGATGAAGGATAGTAATTAGATGAACGATAACGACTATAAAGAAGCCCTTTTCTATGCCGCTTCCATCTTTAACGAACGCTTGGGGGCAGAGTTCAGCGAGGACAACCTTGTGCTGTGCTGCTTTCAGACGGAAAACCAGCAGGAAGTCTTTGAGCAGTTCTGCAAGCAGTATTTCCCTGACCGGCTGGAAGACCGATATACAGAGGACGGCTATTTTGACTTTCACGCCTCTGCATTCGTCGGCACAGGAGACGGCGCGGACGGAATCCTTCTGCGCACAGACATAGCGCGTCATCCGGCAGAGTTGAAGCACATTCTTCTGCATGAGCTGGCGCATATCTTCTGCACCCGCAACGAGATTGACGGAGATAATTTCTTTGAGCGATACTGCATGGACGATACCATCAGCCGCGAAGAGGACGGAACCATTAACGCCGGTTATGCGGTCTGGCGGGAACTGATTGCGGAGCTGATTGCATTTGAGCTGGATGACAACTGCGATGTAGTTCCGCTTCGACGCAAGAAAGACCTACTCAGCTATTACGAAGGAGAACTCCTGACCGGCAACGGAAAAATGGGCGTCAGCATGATTCTCTGTGAGGCAATGACCAGTGCTGAGGGCGAAGCGTCTATGACATGGGACGCTGCCAAAAGCAAGTTTACGCGGTTCAAGCCCTTTGATGATCCACTGTACAGGGACTTGCTGGAACTGGTTTTTACACACGTTAGAGAATACTTTATCGTGATCGACCGCGACTTTATCTATAAAATTGGAGTGTTATATCTGACCATTGCCGCACAAGCGATGATTGCGTCCCTAAAGAACAGATTTCAGGAAGAATAGACAGACCGATAGAGAGAAAGGACGGGCAATGATATGAAATATAAGCTGTTTCGCTCCCCCGGTAATCTGGACAAGGCAGTCCGGAAGCACGAACTGGTTGCCGTGGAAATCGGCAAGAGCATTGATGATGTGGCAGACGCGCTTATCCGTGCCGTTCGGGATGATCTTGCGGAAATGCCGGAGTATGCGCACTGCGAAACCGCTGCGTACGCACCGAAACCAATTCAGGAGCATCGCCGCGTAAGACGCTATCAGTATGAGATGATGGGTGTTGTTTACCCGCAGTATGCGGAGAAGAATATCCTGATTGATTATGGCGTGATTGAAGAGGCGGAGTAA